GCAATTACAAAATATTGTACAAAGCTTTGTTGCAGCAGAAGCAATAACTGAATTTGCACTTGTTTCCATTGATGGAAATGGAAAAGTAACAATCACAGATGCAGGAACTGAAATCGGTTGTGTAGGTGTTGCACAGCGTGCATGTGATGCAGGTGAAACTGTTGACGTTGTTGTTTTTGGAACAACACGGGTTATTGCAAGTGGTGCATTGACCTTTGGAACAACCCCACTTTTAACAGGTGCGGCAAATGGTCAAGTTGCTGCAGTGACTTCAAGTGATTATCCTGTTGCCCGAATCCTTCCCAACATCAACCAAACATCAACAGCTGGTGCTGGTGAACAACTTCTTGTTTTGTTCACAGGCCCTTCTGTAGTTAAAGCTTAAAGGAGTTTAAACAATGGCATCATCTTACAGTAATATACATCCAGTAGATCAGGTTTTAACCTCACTTGCAATTGAATCAATTCCTAGTGATGCACAATTAATTTCTGATAAAATTTTTGAAAAAGTAAACATCCCTGAAAGAAGTGGGACTTTACTTATTGAGAATACTCGAAACTTTATGGGATCCCCTGACCTTGATTTAGAACGTGCACCAGGTTCAAGCCGTTCAATGATTGGTTCTTTTGATCGAACTAATTTAACTTATAAAGCAAAGATCTATTCAGCATCTGATTCTATTGCAATGGAAGATATTGAAGATTCACAATATCCAGGTTCTGAAGAAGCACGTATTATTCGCAAGGTTGCCCGTACAATGAAACTTGCAAAAGAAAAACGTGCTGCTGATCTTCTTTTTACTGCAGGAAATTATGCAGCTGCAAGTAAAGCAGATGCAAATGCAATTCCAGGTGGTAAGGGCGTTAAATTCAATGCTGCAGGTGCTGAACCTTTAAGTGATCTTCACATTGTAAAAGATCTTGTGTTTGCAAACTCACATGGGATCAACCCTGACACTTTAGTTTTGGGTCGTGAAGTTTTCCGTGAACTTGCCCGAAATCCTGAAATGAGAGGATATGTAGGGGACGCAACTGCAGGGATTGCTAGTGGGAACTTACTTCTTAATGATCAAGCTATCATTCAAGTGCTTCAAAACGTTTTGGGGATCCCAAATGTTTATGTTGGTGCAGCCCGACGTGAAACAGCTGTTCCAGGTGCAACATCTTCTGAGGGTTATATTTGGACTGGTGACCAAATCTTTATGGGTATTCTAAAAGGCAGTGATGCAATTGTTTCCAAATCAGGAAACGTAAAAGCAATGCCTGTTGCAGCACTTGATTTTGAGTACAAAGATATGACTGCAGGACAATATGATTCTCTTGATTTAGTTCGTCGATATGTTTGGGCTGAACAAGTAAATGAATTCAAGATGATTGATTCCTCATTTGGTTATCTAATATCTGATTGCCTGTAAGGTTTGATTGATGTTTTGCTGCTTAAATGATCAAGATCATGTTTTACTTGCTGAAAGAATTGATGCTGATGAAAAGGCAATCAGTGATTTACAAAGGCAAGTTAAGAAACAGCCTAAGCAGCTTGCAAAAATCACCCGTGCAAAGATCAAAGAATTAAAAGCTGAAAAGAAAACAGCAGATCAATTTGGAACTGTTTATTTAAGATCATCCAAGAAGCTTATTAAGCAACTTAATAATTTACTTGAACAAACAGATCCTGCTGTTTTGCTTTCTTTAGAGAAAGAACAATTAATTGACCTTGTATTGCAAGGGGGTTTTGCTGAATCGATGGATGATTTCATTGAACAGCAGGATCTACTTGTCAATGCAATAACTGGATCAATACAAGCTGTTGATCCTACATTCACGCCTTTGTTCATTGATAATGAATTACAGGCTTTAAAAACTTTAACTGTGCAGAATGTGTTTGATGATGTTGTTGTTCCTACTGTTGCAAAGAATGTAAAAGATTCACTTCTTTCAATTGTTGTTGACACCCCAAAAAATCAAGCAATGTCTAATCTTGCCCAAACCCTTCAAAGGGGTGCTGGAACTTTACAAACTGAAGTGAGAACAAAGATTTCACAGTTTGGAAGATCGGTTAACATGATTGCAGCAGATGCTGTTGGGATGGATCAATATTTGTACACAGGCCCACTTGATGGGATTACACGGGCCTTTTGTGTTCCTTTGGTGAATAAAGTAGTAAGTAAAGATCAGATGAATAAGTTGAACAATGGGCAAGGGTTGCCCGTTCGATCATCAGGGGGGGGATATAATTGCAGACATAGTTGGTCACCTGTTACAAATGCATTTGTTGATGCTGCAAAATTAGACCGTGCAACAGCTGCAGATATTGCAGATGCTAATAAAGGAGGAAAACGAAAATGAGAAAAGCAGTTTTAAATAAGAACTATACTTTTGAATGGATTGCACCTTACCCCATCAATGGAACCCCTACTTTATTACTTGATTCTATTTCATATGACTTTTCCCAATCCCGAACAAGTGCAACAGTATCTGCAATTGGTACAGATCGAAGAACTTTAACAGTGAATGCACAGGGAACAGGCCTTGAACGAAATCAGATGAAGGCCTTTTTGATTACAAATGGGGATACATTTTATAATGTAACTGTTGTTCGGGTTGTTGGTACAACTGCAATACTTGCCGAACCTTTACCCCGTGAAATTGATTTAAGCACATCTGCAACCCTAGAATTCTCTTTATGGTCAGTAATCTTAACAAACACAATCACAGTTTTAACAACTGCAAACACCTACCCTTTCCAGGTTGATTATATTGCAGATCTAGGATCGAACACACAAAGGAAAGTTGAAAAGGGGCTGTTGAAATCTGTTGCACGTCCTTTTGATACAGGCTTATCACATGATGATCTTGTAAACTTCTTTGCACCCCTTGCTGATATGATCCCAAGAAGACAAAGTGATTTTAAAGCCCAAATCAAGGCAGCACAGGATGAAATTATTTTGGCAGTTCGTGATGTTGTAATTGCAGACAGTGCAACAGAAGATGAAGTTTTCAACCCCGAACAGTTTCAACTTGCGCATATGTACTGTACTGCTGCAATGATCTATGAACAAAACTTACAGCTTGATGTTGCTGATGAAATGAGAACACGTTGTAAACAACTTCTAGAAATTGCCTTGCGTTCACTTGCACTTGATGTTGATGGGGATGGGGTGATTGATGATGGTGAACTTGATCGACGGGAAACGGGGGGGAAACAAACAGATTTCCGTGCAAGCTGGAAAGGCTACACCCGAACATCAAATGATTCCTTTTTCACTGCAACCCGTGGAATGAAACATTAAATAGGAAGTGATTTCCTATTTAGGATTAAACAATGCCTACAAAAGTAAATCTAAAATTCCCCAAACATCTATGGACAAAGGCAGATACACAACGCCTTGCACAGGATACACTTGCAACAATCAAACTTAGAACAAGTCGGGGGATTGATGCAAATGGGGATAAGTTCGATGATTATTCTAAAAAAAAGATTTACATCCCATTAAACAAGGGGACGGGGGCAAGGTTGAAGCCCAAAGGGGGAACACTTAGCAGAACAGGCAAATCAATGCGTTTTGATTTGGGTTATAAAGAATATAAGGAGAAATCAAGAAGAAGGGGAAGTGCAACAGATTCTGCAGAAGTTGATTTAGTGCTTTCAGGGGCATTGATGAATAACTTGATTGTATTAAAAGCAACTTCAACAGGGTTTGTTATTGGCTTAACAAATCATGTGAAGTATTATGGATATGCAGTTAATCAAAAACGTGAATACTTAGGTTTATCACAACAGGATGTTGATATTCTGATTGCAACTGTTCAACAGGTCATAAGAACAAAATTGAGGTGATTCATGGGACAAGGAATCTTTGCAGCAACTGAAAAACTTGAAAACATGATTGAAAGCATCACCCCAAAAACAGATGCACATCATGGGTTTGTTGCTATACAAACAGGGAACGGAAGAACACCCCCACTTGAACAAAGGCCACATTCAACACGTTACTTTGAAATCAACACTGTAAGTTTTGCAGCTGATGATGGGGAAGCGGGTTTAAGCGGTCGAAAGCGTTCATCAATGGAACTAAGGGTTCGTTATGATATTCCTAATGATTTAGGTTTTTTAAAAAGATTAATTAATGAAGATGCATCAAAACTTATAGATACTTTAAAAGGGCCTGATTATGATCTAGTGAACACAGGGATAGTTTCTTTGATCCCTGGTGTTCCATCGTCAGAACCTATTCAAGATATTAATTTAGTTATTGAAGCAATGGTTTTAATATTGCCCTTTGACTTACTTTATTTGGAGGATTAACAATGGCAGTTACACATCGATCAATTAGCGTTGCATCTGAATCAACAAACTTTGGTTCACTTGATGCAAATGGTTTACCATCAACATCAGCTTTAACTTTTGTTTCAATCCCATGTGAACGGGATCCAATTATAATTTACGGGGAACCCGTTGCAAGCGAACGCAATGATGCAAGGGATGGTGCTTATGGTTTACCCCCCGAACCTGACACTGTTTTTTCAGGGGCTTCAAGGGTTCGACGTCGAACAGGTCAAGTTCAGATTCAATTGGATCTTACAACAATTGGAACAACTGCAGATAATTATGACACTAATTATCTAGGGTATTTATTAGGGGCTGGATTCAAAACAGCAAAACACAGTTTCACATCAGACACCCCAACAGGGGTAAGCAACACAAATTCATTCACCCCAACTGAAACAAATACTGATTATGCTGTTGGTAAT